GCGAAGCATAATCGAGGCGTCTGAATGCGGACCCGAAACAACCTCGTCAAAGGCACGCTCGGCCGATTCGCTCCAGTGCCAGGTATCTTCGAATGCTTCAATCTGCGCTTGGGAGCTCTCCCCTGAAGGTGCCTTGAAGAGTACGCTGTATGAGGCGTTGGAATTGAAAGGCGGATCGAGATAGATGAGGTCGACGCTCTCATCCTTGATCGATTCACGAAGCACGGTGAGATTGTCGCCATAGTAGAGCGCGTTGGTCATCGAGCGAAGTCCCAGCCTTCGAGTAGTGGCGACATTCCAGTCAACTCCATGGTAGTTCGTCCCATGGCGGTTGATATCCTTGCTTTTTGTAGAGGGATTCCGGCACCGTGTTTCCGAATCCGTTCGCATCTTCAGTGTAGGCCGTATCTTCAGCTGGCGTCGGCTGGCTGGTACGGTAAAGCCCTCTCGGGACTCGGCTGGGGGAACTGTCTGACATGCTACAACCTTAGGTCCCTCAGGCTCCTTCGTCACTCACCGGTTTGCACTAATAACTCAGACCAAGATAGCCTGTGGTAGGCGCGGCGCAGTTTCATATGGAACAATCGCCAAGGGAAGCCCTTCCCTCCTGACCTCCCAAGTCTGCCAGCATAGCGTCCAGCCTCTCACTCGCGGAGGCCCGGATGCAAGCTTTCAATGACGTGCCGGTGCCCGAGCTCTCTCAAGAGGTAGGCACCATGGACCCTCGCAAGTCGCGCGGCTTCCTCAACAACAATCCGGGCAACGTCGATCGCAGCGCCGACGTCTGGCAGGGCGAGATCCGCGACCCCAACGACCCTCGGCTCACGGACTTCCAGCGCAACGAGCTGCTGAAGGGCCGCTTCTGCGTTTTTGCGGAGCCGCGCCCCGGCATTCGCATGCTGGCGAAGACGCTCTTTGCCTATCGCGATCGCCTCGGGCATCGCACGGTCCGCCGGATCATCAACACGTGGGCGCCGCCGGTCGAGAACGACACCGGCGCCTATGTGAATGCAGTGGCCGCCCGGGTCGGCGTGTCGCCCGATGCCGAGCTGGACCTGTCCGACTTCAAGACGCTGAAGGCACTGGTCTCGGCCATCATCATCCACGAATGCGGCGGCATGCCCTATGCCGGCACCGAGATCGACGATGGCCTGCTGATGGCCGGTGTCGTGAAGCCGGTCGGTATCACGACTTCCTCGACTGCACAGGGTCTCACCATCGCCTCGGGCGGCACGATCGGGAGCGCCAGCGTATCGGTCATCCAGGAGGCCGTGAAGCAACCGGCGCAGATCCCGGCGCCGACGCCCCCGCCCGCCTTGCCGGCGCCGGACTTCGGGAGCGTGGTCAGCGGGACACAGGATGCCTTGCGGCAGACGGCCGATACGCTCGCGCCAATGGCCGGGACGTCTCAAACGCTCGACACCATCCTGTTCGCTCTCAAGATCGGCATGGCGGTGATTGCCTTGATCGGGATCGGACTCGCGATCCGGGCGCGCATCATCCAATCGCGGCGCGACCAGAGGATCGCCGCCGTCGCACAGGAGAGCGGCCTGTGATCGGCTTGGCTGCCATCGGCACCCGTATCGGGGCGTTCTTCGCCGGTTTGTGGCCGAAGATCGTGTTCGTTGGCGCGCTCCTGCTCGCGCTGTTCGGCGTCTATGCGGCCGTTCGTCGATCGGGCCGCGATGCCGAGCGCGCCGACCAGCTTGACGCCGGCGTGAAGACCATCGGCCGCGCCAACGCCGCCGCCCTCCGAGTCGAGCCCACCCAAGAGGCCATCGCGAATGATCCGAACAATCTCGATCGCGTCCGTTAGCGCGATCGGCCTGGCTGCCGTGGCGGCATGCGCCTCGCTGGCACCCCCGCCGCCGGCGCCCGTCGCGACGTGTGAAGCCCTGCGCCCCGACATGCCGGTGAAGTATCACGGCAACACGACCGACCCGGTGACGATCGGGAACATCCGGCGTGCGAACGCGCGCTTCGAGGCGGCCTGCGGCAAGGCGGGTGCCTGATGGACTGGAAGACCGTCTCGGACTTCGCGCAGGTCGCCCTGATCTTCGGCCAGGCCATCGTTCTGTTCGTCCTGTTCCTGCTGAAAGGCACCTTCGCCACGAAGAAGGACCTGGGCGGCGCGATCGAGCTGGGTGCCAACGCTCATCACCGGCTCGATCTGCTGGAACAGCGCGTCAGCCAGCTTCCCACGCACGACACGATCGTCGAGATGCGGGAAGACATCGGCGACCTGAAGACCGGTCAGGCCGAGAGCAAGATGAAGCTGACCGGCGTTGACGAAAAACTGGACCTGCTCCGTGACAGCGTCAACCGAATGGATGACTTCCTGAGGAATACGAAGTGAGCGCGTACCTGGAGCATCAGAGCAAACATCGCCGCCTGTCGATCCTGCGGTCGCTTTACGAGGCGCCGGAGTATCGCGGCAACGACAGCCTGCTCGCCATGATCGTCAACGAGTTCGGCATCGTCAGCACGCGCGACCAGATCCGGACCGACATCGTCTGGCTGCAGGGCGCCGGCTTCGTCACCGTGCGCGAGGCGTCCGGCGTCATGGTCGTCACGCTCACCGAGGCGGGCAGCGAAGTAGCCGCCGGCCGGCGCTCCGATCCCGGCGTCGCCCGCCCCTCGCCGCGGGGCTGAGATGGCACCGCGCAGCTCGATCGAACAGGACCCGCGCGTCAAGGAGGCGGCCGACGAGGCCATCCGGCGCGGCGCGACCGTCGACGAGATCCTTGAAGTACTGCAGGGGCTGGGCGCCGACATCTCGCGCTCGGCTGTCGGCCGCTATACCTTTCGCGTTCGCTCCACGATGGCGAAGCTCCGCGAGGCCCGCGAGGTCGCCAAGGTGTGGGCCGACAAGTTCGGCAGCGAGCCCGAGGGCGACGTGGGCCAGCTCGTCGGCCAGGTGCTGCACGCCGTTGCCTTCCAGCAGGCGTCGCAGATGGCCGACGCCGATCCCGACCAGGAGGACGGTCCCGGTCCGCGCGAAGTCATGTTCCTGGCCGGTGCGCTGAAGGACATCGCGTCGGCCAGCAAGCTCAATGCCGACCGCATTTTGAAGGTCCGGAAGGAAACGGCCACCAAGGCGGCCGACGAGGCGGTGAAGGTCGCGAAGGCTGCCGGTGTAACGGCCGACACGATCGCCAAGCTCCGTGCCGCCGTCATTGGGTCGGCGAGCTGATGGCGCGCGACGCCTCTTCGAAGAAGGCTCGAACCGCTGTCGAGCAGCCGGTGATCGGGCCGGCGCTCACTGACGAGGACCTCGCACGCAATCGCGCACTGACGGCGTCGGATGTCACCGGCCCTTTGCCTCTGATGCCGTTCGAGGCGCCCACGACGGCCGCCAACGACGACGGCTTGCCGATCCTGCTGGGCTACCAGGGCCGCTGGGTCGCCGACACCGCGGACGTGAAGGTCGCGGAGAAGAGCCGCCGTATCGGCCTGACATGGGCCGAAGCCTTCGACTGCGTCACGATCGCCGCCGCCGCTCGCGGGCAAGGCGGCATGAACTGCTTCTACATCGGCTACAATTTCGAGATGGCGCGCGAGTTCATCTCGGCTTGCGCGATGTGGGCGAAGCACCTGCAGGGCGCGCTCGACGACGCCGGAACCGGCGAGTTCCTGTTCCTCGACACCGACGATCACGGCGACACTCGCGCCATCAAGGCGTTCCGCATCGTCTTCGCCTCGGGCTTCTCGATCATCGCGCTGCCGAGCCGGCCGCGATCCCTGCGCGGCATGCAGGGCGTCGTCATCCTCGACGAAGCGGCGTTCCACGACGATCTCGGCGAGATGATCAAGGCGGCCATGGCGCTCCTGATGTGGGGCGGCAAGGTTCGCATCATCTCGACGCACGACGGCGCGTCCAACCCGTTCAACGACCTGGTGCAGGAGATCAGGGCCGGCCGGAAACCCTATGGCTTGCACCGCATCACGCTCGATGATGCATTGGAAGACGGCCTCTATCGACGCATCTGCACGTCGACGGCCAAGGTGTGGAGCCCCGAAGCCGAGACGGAATGGCGCGACGGCCTCATCGCCCGATACTCGCCGAACCACGACGAGGAGCTGTTCTGCGTGCCGGCGCAGGGCAGCGGCTCCTACTTCTCGCTGTCCATGCTGGAAGCCGCGGCCAACGACAACGTGCCGGTGCTGCGCTTCGGCCACGAACTGCCGGCCGACTTCGGCCTGAAGCCCGACGCCGAGCGCGAGCGTGTCGTACAGGAGTGGATCGACGGCTCGCTGCTGCCGGTGCTGCGCCGCCTGTCGCCCGACGATCCTTCGGCGATCGGCGGGGACTTTGCCCGCTCGGGCGACGTCTCCGCGCGGTACGTCTACCAGACCGATCGGGCCAACCGCCGCCGCACCGCCCTGATACTCGAGCTGCGGGGCGTGCCCTATCGCGAACAGGAGCAGATCGACGCGGCGCTGATCCGCAACGTGCCCCGCTTCCAGGCGGCGAAGTACGACCGCACCGGCAACGGCGCGTATCTGGCCGAGCGCATGCAGCAGCTCTTCGGCGCGCTGCGCGTCGAGGGCGTGGCCTTCACCTCGACCTGGTATCTGGAGAACTTCCCCCGCTACAAGGCGGCGATCGAGGATCGCACCGCCGACCTGCCGAACGATCGGGAAGTCTTCGCGGACTTCCGCCTGGTCACGCTGGTGCAGGGCATCCCCAAGGTCCCGGAGAACAAGCGCAACGTCGAGAAGGGCGCCAGCAAGGGCCAGCGGCACGGTGACGTGGCGATCGCAGGCGTGCTGGCCTACGCGGCCTCACGCGCCGCGCCCTTCACCAGCGAAGGCTACGAGGCCGCCAAGGGCAGCCCCGGCGACGTGTACGAGCCCGACGCCGATCGGCGCGGCCGCATGCGCATGCACGCCGACGATCTCGACGCCGACGACGATTACCGCGCCGCGGACCGGCGCGCGACCTGGTGAGCAGCATGGCCCGCGAAGTTACCCTCTACGATCACAACGGCGACCGGATCGACCTGTCGCGCCTGAAGGAAGAGGAAGGCGGGCCGACGACGACGGGCGTTCGGCAGCCGATGCCGGAGCATCCGTCGTGGGGCCTCTCGCCCGAGGGCCTTTCTGCCATCCTGCGCGACAGCGAGGGCACCAACCCCGCGCGCTACTATTCGCTCCTGGCCGATGTGCAGGAGCGTGAATGGCACTATCGAGGCGTTCTGTTCCAGCGTCGCGGCGCGCTGGCGCAGCTGCCCATCACGGTCGATCCTTATTCGGACAAGGCCGAGCACGTCGAGCATGCCGACCTGATCCGGAAGATCGTGAACCTGCCTGACTTCACGCACGCCCGCTTCGAGCTGGGAGATGCGCTCGACAAGGGCATGGCCTTCGGCGAGATCATCTGGGAGACGAGCGCCAAGCAGTGGATGCCCAAGGCGCTGAAGCTGCGGTCGCAGACCTGGTTCCGCTACGATCGCGTCGACCTTGAGACGCCCCGGCTGATCGACGAGACCGGCCAGGACCAGGCGCTCGCCCCTTACAAATGGATCGTCCATCGCGCCCGGCTCAATTCCGGCATCCCGATCCGCGACGGCCTCGGCCGCGCCGCGGTGTGGGCGTGGATGTTCAAGAACTTCAGCGTGAAGTCCTGGCTGGTCTTCCTCGATCGGTATGGCCTGCCGATGCGGTTGGGCAAGTTCCCGACCAGCGCCACGCGCGTTGAGCGGTCGCAGCTCCTGCGCGCGCTCCGGGATCTCGGCCGCGATGCCGCCGCCATCATCCCGGAAGGCATGACGATCGAGTTCACCAAGGCCGATGGCGGAACCGGCGGCGGTGCGGCCTTCAGGGATCACGCCACCTACTTCGACGAACAGCTCTCGAAGCTGGTGCTGGGCCAGACGGGAACCACCGACGCCAGCAAGGGCGGCTATGCGGTCGGGCGCGTCCACGAAGGCGTGCGGGACGGCCTGGTCCTGTACGACGGCGCCATGCTGGCGATGACGCTCAATCGCGACCTGGTGCGCCCAGCGATCGAGCTGAACTACGGGCCGCAGGAGGGATATCCGCTCGTCAAGATCGGGCTCGGCGATCAGAAGAACGTCGACCTCCTCCTGAAGAGCATTCCGGAGTTCGTGAACCTCGGCCTGCCCGTCGAGGCATCGCAGATCTATCCGCTGCTCGGCCTGACCGAGCCCGCCAAGGGAAAGAACGTCGTGCTGCTGCAGCCGGCGTCCAGAGCCGAGCCGGGCGCAGAACCCGGCGGGCCGTCGTCGTCGCCTGAGGAGGTTCGGGCTGATCCTCCAGGTGACGACGACGTGCCGCCCCAGCGACGCACTGCCAAGCTGAGCGTCGAGCAAGTCGCCACGCCCGACGCGATCGACAAGCTCGCGAACGAGCTGAGCGACCAGGCGCTGCTCGACGAGCTGCGCGGCCGGATCGAGGCGGCGCTGGATGAAAGCACGTCGCTGGAGGAGCTGCTGGCGCGGCTCGACGGCATGGTGACGGGGCCGGCCGGACAGAAGCTCGTCGAGATGATGGCGGCGGCGATGTTCAACGCCCGCCTGGCCGGCGAGCTGGGCGCCCCAATCCGGGATCTCGGCTGACATGGCGGCCAGCGTCGACTTCAAGGCGCTGCCGCCACAGGAGGCCATCGCCTTCTTCCGGCAGAAGGGCTACCGGGCGACATTCAGCTATCTCGACATGATGCATCGCGCCCACAGCGATGCGTTCACGGTCGCCGGCGTCACCAGGCTCGACGTGCTGCAGGACATCCGCTCCCTCGTCGACGATGCCGTAGCCAACGGCTCGACCCTCGCCGACTTTAAGAAGGGCATGCAGCAGAAGCTGTCGGCGAAGGGATGGTGGAAACCCGTCGAGGTCACCGATGACGTGACCGGCGAGACGAAGACGGTCGACCTCCGCAGTTCGCGCCGGCTGCGGACGATCTTCAACGTGAACCTGCGCACGTCCTATGCCGCCGGCCAGTGGGCGCGCATCCAGCGCACGAAGAAGGCGCTGCCGTTTCTTTGCTACAAGACGGTGGGCGACGCGCGCGTGCGGCCAATGCATCGCACCTGGCACAACGTCGTGCTGCCGGTCGATCATCCCTGGTGGAAGACGCACTTCCCGCCCTGCGACTGGGAATGCCGCTGTCAGGTCGTGCAGATGACCAAGGGCATGGTCGAGCGGGCCGGCCTTCGGGTGTGGGATGCGCCGCCGGACGATGGTCCGCCGATCCCGTTCACGAACCGCCGGACTGGCGAAGTGACCAAGGTGCCCAAGGGCATCCATCCGAGCTTCGCCTACAATCCCGGTGAGCAATCGAGCTTCCCGGACCCGGCCCGCTATACCGGGGCCGCCTTCGGAAACGAGGCCGCGAAGCTGGCCGTCCAGTCGCCCGCTTTTCCCGAATTGGTAGCGGGCCGGACGGCCGGCGCGGCGCCCGTCGGCTGGGTCGACGACACCCTGGCGAACGCGTTGGACGTCGTGGTCCGGCGGGTGGACTTGTCAAGCGACACGATCTCGAAGCAGGGCGATCGGCACCCCGAGCTGTCGCTGGGTGAGTATCAGCAGCTCCCGGACCTGATCCGGGACGGGCTGGTCGTGCCAGATTCCGGCGAGATGGCGGTCGCCCTGTTTGGGTTGCTGCGAGATCCAGACGGCCAGTCCCGCATCTACCGGGCTGTCCTGAAGCGGACCGGAAAGGCCGACGCCCTGTTCCTCGTCACCTTTCACCGAGCTCGCGCGCGCCAGCTTGAAGCGGCGCTCCGGCTCAATCCGGTTCGCGATCAGCCCTTGCTGCGAACGGCGGAATTTTCACTCCCCCGCAGCGCAAACGATTGATCCCCAAGGAGAGCGTCGGCGTGCCCTCTATCGCTGTTGGGCCGTGGCTTTCAGAGTCTTGTGGTACCACTTCACGACCGCTTCCATCATCTGATCTTCATTGCTTTCAATGCCCGGCTCGTCGCCATCGAAGACTACGAAGCTTTTTGGGGCCTTTACTGCAATCCCCAACGATGAATCGCCTTTGCGAACTGTTACGAAATTCCCGCTATGACCAATGTCCGGCCCGAGGGCGGGCATATAGTCAACTAGGCCTTCCATGAGTTCGGATACCGTGTGGTTTATGGCGTTCTGTTTGTTGGCCTCCGCTTGTTGACGTTGGCTCTCGGCTTCGGCCATCGCCCTGGCCTTTTTCTTGAAATCCATGGGTCCCCGCGTGAAAAACCCGGCCGCAAAGCACGCGCCGGGGTGTGGAAGAAATGGAGGGTGGTGGGGCCTGCATCGCCCCCACAACTAGGTCCGGGGCGTAGCTGCCCGTCCTACCGGTGTGCAGGATA